AGTGGCGAACGCCGGGAGTGCGAGGAGACCCGCTTCCACACTGCCGTCAACCATGAAATGAAGATCGTTCATCGGTACTTTATTGTTGAAAAGAGCCTTGCGCACTCCGGTGATGTCCGCTACTGTGGGCGTGGCGCTGATAGCCTCTTTCCAGGGGATCTTTGCGTACAGTCCCACAAGGCTCTGGTCGATGGCATCGGCAAGAGCGTAGGCCGCAGGCGTGATGTGGTCGGTGATGATTTTTTCCTTGGTGAATGTCAGCTCCTTGTCGGTGAGAGCGAACTTGACTTCCTTCCACGTGTCCAGCGTGATGCTCACGTTCTCGGGCGTCAATTCTTGAGTGGTTCCGCCTGTGCTGGTGTTGACGTTCGTAGCCTCGAAGACGGAGGGGCGGGTGATGTTGATAACGCTTCCCTTCTGCTGCGGGTTGGGGTCGTATCCACGATGAACGCGGCCCGCCATGCCGAGAGCTTTGTTGAGCGCGATGAGCGCTTCCTGTGCGTAGAAAATCGGATCGTAGTTTCCAAGTGTATTACTCATTGAGTGTTACCTCCTGTTTTTTGTGTGTGTTATTCCGCTGCTATCTGGAGTTCCTGTCCCGCTCTTGTTGCCGCCTCCCGAGCGGCGCGGTATTTCATGGGATCTTTCGCATCCTCGCGGGAGAGGATGAAAGAGCCGGGGCGAGTCTGCCCCCTGTTCGCCGGGGTTCCGCTCCCGGTAGTTCCGGTGCCCTCAAAAGCACGGCTAAAAATCTCCGACTCGCGCATCTCAGCCACGAGATCCTTGATGGTCAGGAACTCACCTTTGGCGTTAACCCGTGGGCCATCCTTGCCCATGACGCGCACCTTGTAGGCTCCGTCCTCCTCGACGACCTTGACGGCACTCTTGACGTGGGGCAGCAGTAGCTGTGGAATCCCCTTGGCCGATGCAATGGCCTCCGTGGCCGCAGCGTCGACGAGATAGGACTCCAAAGTCTGTTTCATCTTCTCGACCTCGCGGTCACGGCTCTCAAGTTCCTTCTGATGCTTTTCGAGCATCTGTGCTTTCAGTGTCTCCCATTCGCCCTTCTTTTCGAGAGATGCCTTCTCGGCCTCCTCCCGAGCCTTGACGAGCTCGGCAATCTCTTCAGGTGTCATCCCGACGCCCTCGTATGCCCTAACCGTCTTCTCAAGTTCGCGCGCGCGTTTCCGCTCCTTCTCGAGAGCGGACTTAAGGCCGCTGTTGTCCTCGATCCCGTCGACGGAGAGGATATACTCGCCATCCTTGTCTTCATAGAGCCCCTGGATGGACTCATCAAGCTTCCCAAACTCTTCCGCCGTGATCTTAAGCTTAAGCGCCATGATCTAATCACCCTCCCGGTGAGATATAACCGCAGCATCCCGCCACGGGCAAACAAAAAAGCCGCCTCCCGATCAAAAAATAGGCGGCTCCGTTTCCATAATTCGCTGTGCTTCTTCGATTCTCTTGCAAGCAATGTCGAAGTACTCGGGTACGCGCTCGATGCCGATGAACCGGCGGCCCTCAAGGATCGCCATCTTGCCCGTCGTGCCGCTGCCCATGAACGGGTCGAGCACCACGTCGCCGGGGTTGGACCAACTTAGGATGTGATCGCGGGCGAGGGCTTCGGGGAATTGCGCCGGATGCAACGCACCCTGACCCTGTTTCGCGGTGTCCCACACATTTTGCATAGGCTTAGTAGCCTTAACTACCCTGCCATTGCGTGCTTCGGTCCGGCGCAAATTGTAAGACCCATCAGCACTTCTCTGCGTATTGGCCCCCGAAAGGGCGCCTGCGTTTTTGGTTGGAATCTCCAAGACATTGAACGACGCTGGCGCACCCTTGGACCAAACAAACATGTACTCAAATGCAGCAGTGTAGCGGCGGCCACTCTTTACTTGAGGAGGTGGGTTGGTCTTTCTCCATATCATCGTGTCATGCAGACGAAAGCCACACTCCATGGCATACAGCGCCTGCCGGAAGCTAGTTCCCGTCTCGCTGCCGTTTATGGTGGCATCACCAACCACCCAAACCACAACGCCGCCCTGCTTGGTGACGCGGAACAGTTCGCGGATGATTGCCTGCCATTTCTCCGGAGTCCAATCGTTCAGTGTGCCACTATAGGTCCGCAAGTTGTCGTATGGCGGGCTTGTGACGGTCAAATCCACGCTTCCATCGGGTATTTCTTTCATCTTCTCAAGGCAATCACCCAACATCAGCCGTATTGTTGAACGCCTCCCTTCGAGAGGATACAAAAAAGCCGACCCCGAAGAGACGGCTAGATTTGTGGTGACTAAAGGCCCGTCCACGAGTCACAAAGAGACTTGAGGCGCGTGGAATAGGCACACAAAAAGACCGGATTGCGTAGCGGGCCGGTCCATGTGCGTTGTTATTTTTCCCACAAAGCTTGTATCTCGCGTATCAGGTCTGGATTGTCCCTGATGACTTGGAGCAGCCCGTAGGCTAGCCCGTCAACGAAGCGTTCCTCGTCGTCGTTATTCTTCAATACGTCGTTGAGCTTAGACGTGAGAATGATCCCGTGGACAACCTCGTGGAGCATCGTCTGAGCCTGACGCTGTTGTGACATACTCGGTTCAATTTCAATACGAGACAAGTTGACGCATATTCTCCCGCACGCGTTTTCCGATATCGACAGCTCAGGGTTCACGCGCACCTCGAAATCCATGCCGCCTATCCTGATGGTTTTGATGTCAAGAACGCTCATTCATCCCTCCATAACGGAAATAAAAAGGCCGTCCCTGGGGAAGCGGCCACAACCCGGCGTCAAGGTAGCGATTGCCCGGCGCGGGTTAGCCTTGCTTCCTCAACTCCTCCAGCGTCAGTGGTCGCCCGCGTTGGTCCACCATGTCGCGCACAGATAGCTTGCCTTCTTTCCAGAGTTTTGCCCGCTTCGGGCCAAAGACCTCGATGATGTCCTCTTCGTTTCGGCCCTTGAGCCATCGCTCGAAGGTCATCTTCTCCGGCACCTGTCCATCGATAGATGCCCTGGTGCTCGCTGACACTTCGTCGGAATCAATGCCCATCTCACGAAACGACCTGGTGATAGGCGTCAAAACACTCCTGCAATTCCAATGAGCGGGAGGTGAGATGAAACTCATGTTATGGCCTATCGGGTTGCCATCGAGATCCCACATGAGGCCGTCTCTGGCTGCGCAGCCAAGTGTAGTGCGAGTGTCGAGCGTCGAGACCCACATGACGCCCCTGATGACGTCGGAATTCTCCCGGTAGAGCCTCATCCGCGCATCGTTGGCGACGGCCTGAACGCTGGTGCGAATGACTGCCTCCGCGCCTCTCTTCGTGCCTTTGGACAGATCGAAGACGGCATTGCCGGAGCCGTCCACGCCACCCTTAAGCCTCTTTAACAGCTGGTAATTCGTCTCGCCCTGGAGATATCCTTTCCGCATCTGGTCCTTGAAGCCGGTGATGAGTCTGTTCTCCTGGCGAGACCACCATTCCCGCGACGGCGCACCTTCGATAAGCACCTCCGACGCCGCCGCCATGATCTGCTCTCTGACGATCGGCGTCATGGTGATGAGCTTGACGTTGAGTGCACCGTTAATCGCGTTCATGGCCCATTGAGACTCGATGTCGGCCAGAGATGCCAACGAGCCCTCCAGGCGGCCCGATATCTCCGCGTAGGTGGCCTTGATCGTGGCATCCGTGCGCTCGAAGAGGTAGCGCAGTTTTGCCATCTGGAAGTCCGTAGCTCTGATGGCTCCGTCCTCCATGTCCATGATTCTCATGCGGAGTTCGCCGAAGAGTCGGTCCAGGAGTTTCAGTACCGCCCGTCGTTCTCCTGCGGCGAATCGTTCCAGCCTGATCGCCCTTTTGCGGATCTGTTCAACGATCTGTTCATTCGCCGAAGTCATCGGAGGGGCCTTCCAGCGAGAGAAGTTCAATCTCTCCCTCGATGTCGAAATCGTCAGGCAGAAAATCGCGTCGCTTGAGCTCGGAGAGGAGCGTCCGTGACGTGATTTCACCTGCCGAACGCAACTGGATGAGAGCCTGCGCCTCTGCCGCGGCATCGCGGGGCATGGTAAATTGACCCCGAAGCTCGACAGAGCCGCCGTCAGGCAACCCGATCCACTCCGCCATTAGAAGAAGGGCGTTCTCGATACTGTCCTTGAATGCGAATGCCATTCGTTGCAAATCGCTTGTGGCCTCGGAATATCTAACCTGGGTCTCCGTTGCCGTCGCGGCACCGGACGCCTTGGGCATGAGCATCTGAAGCCCCATGGTGGCCATGTCGGCCTTCAGGTCCTCCAGTCGTTGTCTTGCCGCACCGAGGGCAGATCCAGAATGCTCAACGTAGTAGAAGCGCCCACCCTCAGATTGTGTCGCCAGCACACGCTGTGGGCCGATCACGATGGAGGGGTCCCTGTCCGCGTCGTAACCGGAGATGGCCAGGATAGGGAACGAGGCCACACGAAGTGCGTTGTCATAGTCGGAATCAACCTGGTAATGTTGGACATTTTTATAGGCTAAATCCAGTAGCGGTGGGCTTCCGTACCATGCAGCATCCTTGTGACCGTACACTGGAACGAGGGGAACTCGCCCGATGGACATGGGCCCTTCCTCGACGACGACATAGGAGGACTGATTGTCCATCCGGCGCTCTTCGTGCAACTGATACCAACCTGGGTAAAGCACCCTGACCCGTTGCCTTGTCTCTTCGCCATAGAGCCCGGAGGGTACAACGAACTCCTCCTTAATCCGTGCCATCTGGATGTCCGACGCCCTTACTCCCGTCCTGACGCCCAAAAGGTTACGCGCCGGAACGTTGACCATGTAGGGTCGTGCTCCGATGGACCGCTCATCGGCCAGAGACAGGCCCGGCTCGGTCCTCGTGTAGTCAACCAGGATGGCCCCAAAGCCGATCCCCAGCACGTCGAAGAACAGCGAAGGAGCGAAGGAGTTAATGTGAGTCCCCTGGAGATCGATATCCTCGCACCACTCCTGGATCTGAAGCGGCACGTCGTCCTGGAGCACCAAAGGCCTTGAGAACGCCTTGCCGACGAGATGCCGTATCGTCATGGCGTAATAATTAGTCAGCACCGACCGTTTAACGCGGATGGCGTAATCGTCGCGTCCCTCGGCGGGATGTTTTGGCAGGAACTCATCGTGCGCCTCCCTGATCGCATATGTGCCACCCAGAAGCGCCTCGCAGATCGGCCAGAACCTCGACATTTCCCTGTATCTCTTGTCGGGGGTCATTACGTTATCGTTGTCTCTTGTCGCCACCGTCTCACCTCCCGCTGAAGTCCGTTATAATCATGGCGTTCTTTTTCCGAATCAGATTAACCAGCGCGTAGCGCAGTGCGTCTATGCAGTGGTTATGTGCATCCACAATGACAGGCAGGACCTCTCCAGTGTTGCGGTCGACCTTGTATTTGTAGAGCCTCGACTCCTCCACGGCGTGCTTGCATCTCTCATGTATGACGATGCGCTC